CAGGTTCACATGTTGGACCTGGGGGTTTTATTGTTTTACCTGGTCTTCACGAGAAGTCTAGACGGGATTAGGGGCGGTTGGGTAGGGTTGAAAATGGTTTTATTTGGCATGAATTTGGCATGAAATATTGCCAAATCTGACTTCAAATAGGGGAATGTCATGTCCGCTTTTGGCAGTATCCGTAAGCTTCCATCAGGTCGTTATCAGGCACGGTACCATCATAAGGGCGTGTCGTATAAGGCGCCATCAACGTTTAAGACGAAGCGGCTTGCCGGGGCGTGGTTATCTGGGGAAGAGGAGCTTATTACGTTTGGGCAATGGACCCCACCCGCCCAGCGGGAAGCAGCCCAGGAGAAGCGTAAGGCTAGCAGGATCACTGTTGGTGAGTGGGCCGAGCGGTTTCATGAGGCGTTGCGGCACCGGCCGGTTCCGGTGAAGGAGTCCACTATTCAGGTTTATGAAAGGGCAGTTCGGAATCGGATTACGGCACCCCTCCCACCAGGCGATAAAGTGGCTGCGATCACTAGGCTTGCGGGGATTGCGCTTGCTGATCTGACGAAGAATGATGTTTATGAGTGGTGGGAGGCTATCAGTGTGGCGTATAAGTCGCCGACAGTGAATCAGAAGGCTTACAAACGGTTAAAGGCTGCATGCGCTGCGGCTGTGGATCGGGAATTAATCCCGGCTAACCCGGTGGAAATTAAGGCCGCGGGAATAAGAGTGAAGCCGGAAGAAAAATATCTCCCCTCCGATGAGGAGCTCAAAGCGATCATTGAGCATATGCCGGCCAGGTATAAGGCGCTAACGTCATTGGTGCTGTTCCATGGGTTGCGGATAGGGGAGGCTCTGGCTTTAGAACAACGGCATGTGCGTGTGATAGGTGATGTGCCGTATGCTCCGAGAATACTAGTCACCATAGAACAGAACGCGCAGAGGCTTACGGAAAAAGTTGATGGGAAAAGCCATGTGTATATGAATTGGCAAACGCCTAAGACGTCCGCGGGGTACCGCACTGTGCCGATTATGGCGAGCCATACCAGGTTTTTCTTTGACCATATGCGAGACTACCCAGCGGTAGCATGCCGGGTCCGTAGCCAGTGGGGTGACCGTATGGTGAAGCTTTTCACAACAACACGCACGGGTCGCCCGGTGATGGATACAAGCTACCGTAACCGGCTTAACGCGGCTGAGGTGGCGGCTGGAGTAACTACGGATATTGACCCGCACTGTGGGCGGAACTGGTTGATTACCAGGTTGGCTGAGCAAGGTGCGCACGTGAAAGAGATCGGAAAGTTGTTGGGACAATCGGATCTGGAAACGATTATTCGCGTGTATATGAAGGTGCGCACGGGCCGCATCGACGTGCTTATGGATAAAGTGAACCTATCTATCAGTGGTGAATGAGTTCAATGCTGGGGCTTAACTCATGAATGTAAAACTATTGGTAATAATATAACCATCAGGCCATATTATTACCAACGATGTTACTTTCACCCACATGGGGAATGCACTGGTTTTTTATTTTGAGGGTTGGTCAAATTTTCTGATCTTCAAAAAGGAATCCGCAGGTCATGCTTTTTTAGTGGGGTTTCGTGAAAAATAATCCGAAGTAGGGGTCAGAAAAGAATGGGTTCGGGTTGGGTGGTGTTGGGTGTCCATTGTGCGGTGTGTTTTTTGGTGACTTGTAGGTTGGGGATGGTGAGGTTGCTCGAGTAGATGATTGATTCGGCGCCGACGTGTTGGTGGTGGGCTGTGTGGGCGATGGGGAAGATTGCTGCTCGGGCGGAATGGTAGAGGCCTTCGGTGATGAAGGGGTCGTCATCGTATGTGAGCATCCAGTAAAATGTGGCGTCGGCTAGTTTCTTGGCGAGTGCTTTGTGTTGGGGTTCATCAAAAGCGTGGAGGTACAGGCCTTCGCCTTGGCCTAGGTAAGGGGGGTCGGCGTAGACGAAAATGTTTTCACCGTGTTCTTCCATGGTGGTGAGGAAGTCTATGCCTTCTGATTCGGTGATGGTGATGTTGTCTGCCATGGCGGCGATAGTGCGGATACGGTGGCTGAGGTTATCGCGGTTGAATCGGGCGTCGATTTTCCATTTGCCGGTTTGTTCCATGCCTCCGATAGGTCGGGCTCCTAGGATACCGGATCGGCATGTGCGGTTGAGGTAGAAGGTGGCGAACCCGAGTGTGAGATCATCCTTGTTTTGGGGTGTGTCGTAAATGTTTTTATAGTGTTTCCATGCATCAATGTTGAGTTCGCAGGTGGTAATGAGGTGGTTGAACTCTTCAGGGGTTTGGGTGATTGCCCGCCAGAATGCTGCGATACCGGGGTTAAGATCGTTAAGATAAATATGCTCGATGATTCCCTCGTGGAGGAGTTTTAGTGCGGCTCCTGCACCGCCGGCAAAGGGCTCCGCGTAGTAGCGTGGTGGTATTTGTTGGGCGTTGATAAGAGAAGCGATATAGGGGGCGAGTTTCGCTTTGCCGCCTGGATACCGGAGTGGGGAAATAAATCTCATAATATTCTATTTTGCCCGAGAGCATCGTTGATGGCCACCAACACCTCCCGAACTTGGGAGTCGTATTTTTCTACCTCCTCAATATTGGTCACTACATTACAGACGTGCACACCTGTTTGGAGGATCTTTGGTGGGGTGTTACTGAATTTCTGATACAAGGTCTGCAAAGGTGTGTGATTTTGAACTCCACCTGAGTCGTTGGATGCTTCTGGATTAATATGTTTTAAGACATGCAACACGCGCTGACAGATATCCATGCCACGTTCAAAAGTGAGGTTATTTTCTTTGGCATAGTAGTGGCAGCCTAAATCTAGCAGGATTCTGTATGTGGCGAAAAGGATTTCTGGGTAATTATGGATGGTGAGTTTTTGTGCTTCTCGCACCATTTGGTTAAGTTTGTCCCCTAAATTGCTTGGCGTGAATCCTGCTAATGCTTTTTGTTTGTTTTGTTTGGTGCGGGTTTGTTGCTTCTTCGTTGCTGGTTCTATTAGCGCTGTTTGCGTACCGGCAGGTGATGGGACTTGTGGTGTTTCGTTAGATTGTTTATCGACAGCTTGTGGAATCTTAGCGTCTAACTCTACTTTCTCGTTGGGTGTCTTTGATGATTCGTGTTTTTCCACGATTGATCGAATGAATTTTTCAAGCCCTGTTGTTTTGTTTAGATCACGGGAGTTAGCTTCCTTGTTGGCTAGTGCCTCACAAATGCTCATTACGATGTTATGAACATATTTTTCCCCATAAGGACTGCGGAGCATGGTGCCGTTAATGGTGATGCCGGTCATTTCTTCGAAAAATGAGCTCGTGATGATTCGTTCCAGGTTCGTGTACCCATTATCAAGGACACGATCAATAACATCTGCGAACCCTTTGTGGCTGCCTCGTAAGTTGATTGCTGTGTAGAAAAACGCAAGAGTTTTTGGGCAGTTATCAGGGTTGCGGTTGTATTCGTCCCTGTCTTTTTCGAAGGCCCTCCAGGGTTTCATGGCAGCCCCGCCTTGCCCACTTGCATGTTTGAGTGTGATCCATGGTGCAGCATCTACTCGGTGTTCAAAGATCACTGCTCTTACTTCGGTGATGGGCTTATGCCCCTTCACTATGCTTTCAACCTGCGTTTGCTTTCTTTCGCCCAGAAGTTGGAGCGTTGGTTTATGTTGGTTTAGTAGCCGTAATGCGAATAATCTACGGTTCCCTTCTAGAACGATGTACCGGTTTCCGTGGCTAAGTAGAAGAATATTTTCCAAAGGAGACAATTGGCCATATTTTACGATATGTTTTAGCAGTTCAATGCAACTCTTCCATTCCACTCTGGCTATCTCTTGAATCAGTTCATCTTGGGAGGGTGTTTCGTTTAGGGTTAATCGGGCGTTCCTAGCATCAAAATCTAAGAGATCAACCTTAATGATATCCGGCATGCTAACCATGGGCTAAGTCTAACTCCAAAAATGGTAAACCGTTATGAAAAACCAAAAATGATATGGAGATTTAACCAAAGAAAAACCCCCGGAAACCCGGGGGTTATTGCCCTATTGTGACGATCTAATCGGCGCCCCGGGGCGGCCGGCATGCCAGGCTTTCACTTCCTCTGCGTCCCATAGGGGTGTGCGACCATCAAGGTGCGCCACGGGCTGGGGCGCACGACCGTTAGCGCGGTAGTTTGTCCAGGTACGGGAGCTGATACCGCAGTAGGTGGCACAGTCGATGACCCGCCATAGCACTCGGCTAGTGGTCTCGTCAGTGATGATAGGGGTTACCGTTTCAATTTCCAGCTCTAAAGCTTCTTTATAGTATCGCTGGCTGGCTTCTGCTTCGGATCGTCGTAACTCGAAAAGTTCCTTGCTTGATAGGGGGTCTTCAGCGATTGGCCAGCCTTGTACTTTTACAGCTTCTCTGGTACCGAAAACCCGTTCATCATTCGCTAAGTTAATAACGTCAATCATGTATACGTCTGCTGCCATGCAGAAACCTTCTAATTGATCTAGGGTTATGGATTCTTGGAAGGATAGTATTCGGGAAACCTGAGGTGCTGGTATGCCTGCGTACATAGCAGCATCGCTTTGGTCGAATTTTCCTGATTCGTATAGACCTCTAAGTATACGGGTGATAAGTCGTCCGAATGATCCAGGTCCCTTGTTTAATTCTTGGGGCATATTTTACACCTCAAGCCGGTTGTTTCTGTGGTGAGAGTGAGCATTTACGTGTGGTTCGTCCTGTCCGATAGAGCCGCCACCAGGTGTCTAGCATGTGTGGCGTGACGCCTAGTTCGGCAGCAATAGCTGCCGGTTCAAACCCGGTTTCGTAGGCAACGCGCTGTACTTCCGCTTCGTGAAGAAGATGGTCAGCTGCCCACTCATCAGCTTCACGCTCTGCTTGCGGGGTGGAACAGTCATGGGCGTAATAGGCGTGTCCTAGTTCGTGGGCTACTGCGCACGCTCGTGTGACGGGATCGAGCCCAGCCCGAACGTAAACTGCCCGGCCGGGGCGGTAAAACACCGCATTGTATGAGGTATCTAATCGTCTGCTTTCGACGACCGTGATACCCATGGAGAGAGCCAAATCATCAATAGGTAGATTCATTTATCCCTCTATTTCTATTATGGGGAAGGTAAATGAATTATAGGCAAGAGTTAAGTTTTTGCTCAATAAAGTGAGATATTTCCCACTTTGATATCCGGGGGGAAAGTATAAAAAGAAATTTATAGATACATGTAATTGGCTGGTTTTGACCGGAATTAGGGGATATTTTCTTCCAATGGTGGCGTGTGCTTCTGAGCTGCGAATTTGACTTTCCCCGCATTGATCTGCTCAATGATCGCATCATGATCCACCTCAGTGGAAACGTCCGGCTTGGGCTCAGGTTTTAGTTTATTTGCTTTACGACGCTTGTGTTCGGCAAGGTGCTGTTCAACTTCGTCGATTGGAGCGTTTATAAGTGCTGAACCTGCTTTCATTCGTCGTAGTACCTCAGCTGAAAGAATTTCATCGGAGGCGTCCTGTATAGCCGCTTCGCTGGCAAATTCGGAAATATCATTTTCGGTCACGATATCAAGAGCCATGAGCGCGGGAATAACGCTTACTTGGTATGCGCGAGCGATTTTAACTGCAGTCTCAACAGTGACTGATTTGTTTGTTAATTGCCGGCTAAGAGTTGCTTGCGAGAGAGACGCTAATGATGCAGCCTGCCGTAAAGAATCGCTGCCGATTGTCTCATATATCCACTGGTCAATGCTTATCACGATTCAATTTTAACATGATGCTGTTTCATATTTAAGACGACATGCCCCATTAATGATTGACAAATGATTTGGTCTTGAGTTAAAGTGTCTCATGAACAGAACAGGAGTGTTTCATGAGTGAAAAATTGAAGATTCGGATTCGGCCTGGGTTACTGGAACGACTTAAGCGAATATCAGGAATAACTTCAGACGAAACATTTGCACGTGCTATCGGAACGAGCCGGGCAACACTAGTCGAAATTCGCGCAGGTCGCCGAGTCCCAAGTATGCCTTTCGCCGTGGGGGTGGCTAGCGCTTTCGGACTTGGACTTTCCGAAGTAGTGGTTTGGGAATCAGAGGAATCTGCAACCCCTGCTGCGTGATTCGCGCCGGGGCGTCGTAAAGCAAAGAAAGGAAAAGGATGCGTGAGGTAGTGATTGTCCCGCAGTGGCTGACGGTCAAGCAGGCTGCGGAGTATATGCAGGTTAGTACGGACACGGTGGAGAAATTAATCGCGGAGAAAGCGTTGGCGGCGACGTATTTCAGCCAGCGTACCCGGCGGATTAACCGTGACTCGATCGAAGCGCTAGCGAAGAAAAATCTGGTTTAGAAGGAGTTGATTGTGATGGGTGCAGATATTGATCTGGATGGGGCCGTGTACGTTCTTGTGGGTGTGCGGGCAGAAGATTTAACCGCTGCCCAAGCGAGTGCTTTTCGGCGGGCTTGTAAGCACCATTTTGAGAACATCAATAAGAGTAAAGGCCTTGACGCTCTGCTGCGTGAGGCGTTAGCCGAGCTTGGCCTGTCGGTAAAGGACCTGACCACGCGTCAGCTGGCTAAAGTTCGGACGGCTTGTGGTATTTACCGATATCTCGCTGATGCTCTTAACAACAAAACGATCGCCCTGGAAGATTTGGAGGAAGCCTTTGGTGCCGGAGAAGACCCCGAACCTGAGGGCCAGGGTGCTTCTGAAGAGTCGTTGGGTGATGTGCTGGTGGAGGTGTCTAACCCTCGTGTAGAGGTGCAGATCACCACGACAGGCGTGATGATCCGCCCGCAGACCGGGGAACAGCGCCTGTGGCTGAGTACCGCTGACGCGAAGTTCTTGGCGACGGTGGTCAATAATCGGCCGGGATTGGTGAGTAATACGTGGTTTACCGAGGGGGGTGAATGATGTCAGCGTTTTTCAATGGTTCCGTAGTTATCGCCGTGGCTGAGCGTGTACGGGATGACGCTATCGCGGTCTATCCCGGTTGGTGTTCTCCAAGTGATATGGAAGTCAAGGATAGTGGTGACGGTTTCCCCCTTTTTCCCAGCGATAACCGTATTGCGGCGGACAACGCCCTTTATGCTAGGGTGACTGGCTACCTCATCGAAATGTTCTTGAAGCACGCCGCTGATGTCGAAACCAATCTCATCAAAACCGGCCACTTCCTTACAGAAACAGTGCGCTACAGGACTGCCTTCACGCTTGACGAAGACGGCAACGTTAAAAGCATCATGGGGGCTGCCATTCCGAACAGCGACGGCACCATTGTTGTCATCAATTTGGATTTGCCATTCGTAGATGAGATTGTCCGTGGTTGCTGCGAGCGCCCGATCGCTGATCGTGTTCGCGTCTTCAGCCAGCTTGTTCGCTTTTTCCGAGATGCGGTTGGCTTCCACGGCAGTGTTGAGACTTTCCCGAGCGGTTTTGTTAGCGGTTTCGGCAAGGCTATTGGCCTTCTTACTGATGCGATTCGCATGTGCCGCGAGCAGCAGGCCGCCGGCCCCGGTGGCGGCTCCGATGATCCCAAGGATGATTGATGAATCCACATGGCCTATTGAAGCAGGTGGGGCGAATTGTCGTAAAGCGAAACGGGGTTTTGTGATGTCGCGTTATATGTCAACTCGGGAGGCGGCGGAGTATCTGCGGATTTCAACCAGAACTTTGCAGCGCTATGCCAGGGAGGGGCGGCTTTCCCGGATCCGGCTTTCTAAGCAGAAAATCCTGTACATCCGTGCGGAGGTGGAGGAGCTGGTGGAGCGCAACACCTATCGCGTCTAGGTCTCAGGTGGAATCCTGGCCCCGTTGCCGGTGGGTTATCCGGCATCAGGCCCATGAAATGGCCGCATCCAGTCCGGGCTTCATGTGGATGCTGCTGGTTCGAATCCAGCCGTGGGCACCAAGCGCCACGAGGTGTGGTGCGTAAACCTTCAAGAGAAAGGAATAAGTGATGATAAGTAATGCGGAGTTGGGGGCTGGTGTGGTGAGTGTTCCGTTGGGGTGTGACGGTTCGCTGGTGCAGATTCATCTGCATGTTCACGCAGATGCCGATCAGGATTGCACGATTGACCTGGTGACCACGGGTGAAGGGATTCAGATTCGGCTCCGGGGTGCGCAGCCGTTGGATGCGTTGACTGATGCGTCGATTGCTGATGCTACTGCTGTTTCAGACGTGGATGACCCGATTGACATTGATGTGGATGATCTCCTGAAGCATTGGGATGACGAGGGTGATGGCGATGATGGTGCTGCCGCAGGGGAAGCCGCCCAGGGCGACTCGTATCCTGCTCCGAAGCCGTTACCACAGGATGATGCCACGCACGTGTACCTGGGAAAGCTCTTTGATTGGACCGTCGCCGAACGGGCCGATGATGGTGTGGTCTTCACCCGCGGTGAGAATGAATTGTTCCGGGTGCTGGAGGAACGGTTCGAGGAGATGCGCCAGTTGTTCGTCCTGGAGGATACCGGGCTCATCACCATGCATGTTGATGGTTTCCGTGTCGTCCGTGAGGGTTGGGATGCGTGCATCTTCGATGGTGACATCTTCTTTGAAGCGATCCCGGCTGAAAAGTTCGCCACGCTGACTCGCCTGTTCACGTAGCCGACGGCTTCACCTAACCCCCTTGATAATTTTGGTCCCCCGCTGGGGAAGGCGGGGGACTGTATAAAACACATTCCCAAGACCAGAGAAAGGAAAAGAAATGTCCTGGAAACGTATTGGCGGCCAGTCTAACACCTACGAGGCCCACTTGGCGTATAAGTCGCTACGCCGTCACGCTGCGGGGAAGAAAATGACCGCTGCTGGGCGGCGGGCGATGTTGAACATGGGCTACATCGACGAGGACGGTGTGATCACCGTGATTGGCAAGCATGTGCTCCGCGGCGGCGACTAACCGCTGTGGCGCAATTGAAATGAAAGAAGGAAATGATGACCAACAATATTGATGCGCGGTTTGATTACCGCACCCTAGATGCTGAGACCCGCAAGCGGCGGGTTCAGATGGGCAAGAAGATCAAGGCTTTAGCTATTGAGCTGGATGCTCTGCTGGCTGATGGCTGGGAGAAGAAACAATCGCTGCTGCGTCTGGAGGAGACCATGATGTGGGCCAACGCGGCTATTGCGCGGGAAGGGAAACAATCATGAGCCAGCTGCAATTGAAGCTGCGGATCCGGCTGAGGCCGGGTGTGGAGCGAATCGGCCTTTTCGGTGCTATCACCGGCCAATCGTACCCGGATTTGTGGGAAGTGCTGTGGGGCGGGGAGTTGATCGCGTCGTTCCGTAGCTGGGGTGATGCGGTGACTTATGCCCACATGAAACTGGTTGAGGCGCAGCGGGAACGGTATATGGCGTTAGTGCGGACCGCTACTCGGCCGCCCCGCCGGTTGGCGTTGGAGGCTGCATAATGACGAATCTTAACTATCTTGAGGCGGATGCAGCGTTGATCGTTGCTTGTCTGCCTGAGGAGATCGACGACGAAATCACCAAGGAGCAGTTGCCACTGTTCTACAACTATGCGCTGCTGATGCGGGCGAAGGGCACCAATACGCAACTAGAAGATGTGCATGACGCATGGTCGGCGTGGGCGTCTGCTGCCCGGCCGGACCACCCCGCGCTGGTGCCTTTTGAAGAGCTCACGCCGGAGATTCAGGCATTGGATCAGCCTTTCCTCGATGCTATCCGGGAGGCCGCTATGGTTCGAGAGGAGGGTGTGGCGGTATGGCTGCGCCAAGATTAGATCAAGAGTTGCTGCAAAGCCTCAACGGCGCCTGGAGCGGTATGGAGCGCACTATGGTGTGGCAGCAGGACGTCATCAAAAAGCTGATGGAGCGATCGGCATCGCTGGATGCGCTGCATAAGGCGGTGGATGCCACGGACCGTATCAGTAAGCTGCACACTGAGCTGGATCGAGTAAAACGTGATCGGGAATCCTTGCGCGTTGAAAACCGCCAGCTGGAGAAGCAGCTGTCCAATGCGGTGCATTCCAGTGATTGGGATGAGTTGAGCGAGCTTGCGGAAAACGCTCGGGAGAAAGTTCTGGAAGTGGCGGATTTGGTGGCAGAGTCCGGTGCTGCTGCTACTTCGGCACCAGCATTGACCGAGCTGATTACCCGTATGGGGGCGGTGACCGCCAAGCTGCGGGAAATCGTCGACGGGTCTGGCGGCGCTGGTGTGGCTACTGGCGCCGATGCTGGATCGGGGAGCAACCATGCCTGAGAAGATGCCGGCACGCTCCAAACTGGTTGTGGATATTCGAGAGCTGCAGCGTGCTATCCGCGCGGTGGTCGGGGTGACGGACCGCAAACCGGAAATCTATGATGTGGTGCGCCTCATCACCTACGCCGGGAGCCTGCTGGTGGTTGCCGCGAACCCCCAGCATGTGGTGCAGGCTGTTGTGGGCACCTACTTCGATGCGGTAGAAGAAACCCACCGGGTGGTAGAGATCACCACGGCTAGCGCCAAGCTGTTCCTGAAATTGAAGCCGGATAAGGAAGAAGACGACGCAAGGGCCGCTATCTTCATCCGCGATGAGGAAGTGCAATTGCAGGACCTTTCCGGCACCTGCGGTGACCTAACAGAGGTGACCGCGGCGCGGGCTGATTCGGCGTTCACCACGGACACGGCGCAGCTGTTCGACCGGGTGCGTGCTGAGGCGAAAGCACGAGCAAAAGATCGTGCTGGGACGGCGGGCCAAGCAGATGATCCAATTATGTTCACTGCCGCCCAGGCGGCCGCGCTAGGTGCTGCGGCACACCAGCTTGACACAGATATCATCCCGGTGCCGCTCGCAACCCAACGCCACCGCGCCAGGGTGTATGTCGTCCTGGGTGACATGTTCGAGTCGTATTCCTTCGTGCCTGCTGACCGTGGTGTTCAAGAGCCCCTCCCAGGGCTCCCCGGCGCGACCCCGGAGGGATCTAGCGTTGGGGCGGAAGCTGTGGTGCGTGATGGTGATGGGTTCGAGTACGACACGGTGATTGATGGGGCGAAGCCCCAGAAAGCGAAGGTTCGGCGGTTGCGCACGAATCCGACTGGTGGTGCGGTATGACCATGTTGCCGTGTGGCGGTGATGCCGAGCTGGGTATCTGCCAGCAGCGTGATATGCAGGCGACCCCGTCTGCGCCGAGTCTGTGGGATCCGGCTGCAGCGGGTGAGCCGGTGGCGCGGATGCGGAAGCGCCACCAGCAGGCCAAAATGCTATGTGCGCAGTGCCCGCTGCTTGAGGCTTGCGAACGGATGCTATCAGACTGTGAGTGGCGTGGGGTGCGGGTTGCCGGTGTAGTCGCTGGCCGCTATTCGGATCGCCCCCAACCGCTAACCAGCAGTGACCCTTATCAGCTGTGTTGTCGCTGGTGTGGGGCGCCTATGGACCCACAAGCTCTGGTGGCTGCCCATGCGCGGAAGAGGTGCTGTCATACACCGTACCAATATAAACAGCGCCACATGGGAGAAGGGTTATGTAACCGCTGCTATCAGGGCCATTCCAGGGCGGCTCGTGCCGCTAGGAAAACGCAGCCCGTGCGTCGTTCGCGGCGCCGCCGGGCGAGTGCGCGTAAACCCGCCGCCTAGGCGCGGCACAACAGGAACGCGCGTGATGGTTTGTATTGCGCGCGTTTATATTTTTGAGATTTACAAAATACAGGAGAAAATCATGGCTTGGCTTAAAATGAGCGATACATTCACGACGCATCCGCTAATGATGCGATTACTTGGGATCTGTGAAGGGAATCACCAACTGAAGAATGAAGCATCAGGGGTGCTGCTGGATTTGGCGTCGATTTCGGCGGAGCATCTGATGGACTACTACGTTGAATATGGCGCACTGGCCCAGGTCGCGCCGGGCAGGGAAGATATCATGATTGATCTGCTGAGTAGGTCAGGTTTGCTTTTTGAGGAGCAGCAGCCTGATGGGACATGGATGTTACGGCTTGTGGATGACCCCGGCCTCTTCCATATGCGGTCCCGGGAGGAGGTAGAGCTGGACCGCCGCCGGTCGAAGGATAAGCGCAACCCAGATCTGCTCATGCAAGTGCGGCTAAGGGATGGAGACCAATGTCGGTGGTGCGGTAAGACCGTTGATTGGCGAGACCGCCGTAGTCACCGGCGGGGCACATATGATTCACTTAATGGGCATCGGGACTCAACGGCAGAAACTTTAGTTGTTGCCTGCTGGTCATGCAACAGTCGGCGCGGTGCTGGCGAGGTCCTGGATCTGCAGGACCCGCCCACGCCCGAGGAAGTGCACTACAACAAATACAGCATCGAGTTCATCAACAACTCGCAGTACGCAAAGGACCACAATATTCACGTAGTGGCTAAGGAAGAACGCGAGAAACAGCACAAACAATCCACTCGCGCCTGGCGTGCCGCACCACAGCCTAAAGCAACGGTAGACGAAGCCAAGGCTGAGACCCATGATACGCCACCCCGGTTGAGCGATGCGACGCCTACGCGGTCCAATAATGTTTCCGCCCCAGGTAGGTTTAGCGATCCGGTAGAAACCGCGCCGGACTGGGCGATGGGGGAGGAGCTTTCAGAAGCTTTAAGGGAATGCGCTTCGGTGTCGGTGGGGGGCTCTATCAGTGGTTCTGATCGTGAGCATGCCAAGCGGGTGAAGCCAGCGCGGGCGCGTCGCCGTGTCCAGCGTCGGCACCGTAAGCACAAGCGTGGGCGTGGGAAGCGGAAGTAGGGGTAAGTAGCTCACTAGGTAGACGAAGGTAGGTGGTATAGCGTAGCACCGCGCATCGTTACCCGCTTCAGCAGGGCTGGGGCGGGTAGTTGGCATGCGTGCGTTCAGGTGGGTTGGCGTCTAGCCATGCGGTGGACATGGGTGGAAGTGTGCCGTGGCTGCTGCCTGACGCCTTCTTGTTGGCCGCGATAAAGATAAAGCGGAGGCCGCTTGCAAGCAAACGGCCTCGGATACTCCTTCCACGCATGGTGGACGAGCTGCTTTTAGGATAGGAAGCTTGAACGAATTTTGCCAATTATGGTGCATATGCGCACTTAGAAGGGGTCCCGGGCTTGTGCCCGGG